AAAGAGATTTTTGGTTGTGAAGTGTATTCTTTGAACCCGTTTGTTAATTTGAATCTTGAGGGTCACAAGTTTGAGGGCGTGTGATGCCTGAGTGGGTAAGTTTGCAAAAGTTTCCGGCTGGATGGTACAGACTTAGGCCATGAAGGTTTTAACCATTGGAACATTCGACCTCATCCATCCTGGTCATGTGGCGTTGCTTGAGCGTTGTGTGGAGTTGGGTGGTGAGCGCGCACAAGTTTGTGTGGGTGTGAACACTGACGATTTCATCAAACGCTATAAGGGCGAATATCCGGTGATGAGTCTTGTGGAACGGTTGGAGATGTTGCGCGCGATCCGTTGGGTTGACGATGTGCTCATCAATAAGGGCAATGAGGATTGCAAAGTGTTGATTGATGAGGTGAAGCCGGATTTGCTGGTGGTCGGTTCCGATTGGTTGGGTAAAGACTATTTGAAGCAGACAGGGTTGACGCGCGAGTATTTGGAACGGCGCAACATCGCTTTAGTCTTTTTGCCGTATACGGTGGGGATTAGCACCACGGCACTCAAGGCGCGCCTAAAATAGCCTCATGATTACTAATGGCTATGCAACGCTACAGCAAGTCAAAGACGCGCTGCGGATCACTGACGCGGTAGACGATAGCCTCATCGAAATGAGCATTGAGGCGGCTTCGCGCGAGATTGATTCTTACTGCCAGCGCGTGTTTTATCCGACTACGGCAACGCGCACTTACCGTTGTGACAGCAACTTTTTGCTCGAGATTGATGACCTTATTTCTTTGACTACGCTTAAGACAACGGCTCAGACGGCGTGGGATACGACTTGGGGCGCGGCTGACTACCAGCTCGAACCGACGAATGGCATTGTGGGCGGACTTACTCAGCCGTACACTCGTGTGCGCGCTATCGGCAATTTCACTTTTCCCATCATGCCTAATGTGACTGTGCAGATTGCTGGCGTTTTTGGTTGGTCGGCGGTGCCGGTTGATGTTCGCATGGCGTGTGTCATTTTGGCGCAACGCCTTTTCAAGCGTTTTGACTCACCGCTGGGTGTTGTGGGCATGGGCGATTTGGGGGCAATTCGGGTGAGCCGTATTGATTCAGACATTCAGGCGTTGCTTGCGCCGTACCAGAAGGTGAGCATCGCGTGAGCATTGCGCTCATTCGTGCCGGGTTGGGAAAGAACCTTGCCACGATTCGCGGGCTACGCGTTGCCGAAACTGTGCCCGATCAGGTCAGCCCACCTATTGCGGTGGTATCACTTACGACGGTTGATTATGACGGGGCGTTGCAGGGTGGCCTTACTACTTACACTTTTACGGTAACTGTGATTGTTGGGCGCATGAGTGAGCGCACTGCACAGCGCACACTTGACGCATACATTTCGCCTGGCGCTGGTTCTATCAAGACGGCGATTGAGTCTGAACGCTCGTTGGGCGGTTCTGCGTTTGATTGTCGTGTCGAGGGGCTAACTAGTTATGGCAGTGTCACAATAGGTGATGTCAACTATTTGGCAGCAGACTTTACAGTTACCGTTTACGGATATTAGGAGAAACAAAATATGCCCAAGCAAGTTTTCACTAACGCTGTCGTGACCGTCAACGGAACCGACTTGAGTGACCACATCGCCGCAGTGACGCTGGACACCTCGGCAGACGAGGTGGAGACCACCGCTTTCGGAACCGCTGGCTGGCGTTCACGCGTTGCCGGGTTGAAGGATGGTTCGATTCAGCTTGACTGGCACCAAGACTTCGCCACCTCGTCAGTTGATTCGGTTCTGTCATCGGCGTTCGGATCGGTTGGCACTGTTGTGGTTCTCCCGAACGGGAGTGCGGCTTCCGCCACTAACCCGCGCTACACGATTTCAGCCGTCATTTCGAGCTATTCCCCTGTCGCGGGCAGCATTGGCGATTTGCTCACATTCAGCACCACCTGGGCTTTTGCGGGCCCTATGGCACGCGGGACAGTCTAAAGCTATAAGATAGGGTCATGGAACCTATCAAGCTTGACATTGTTTACGCTGACGGCAACACAAAGACTGTCAGCGCGTTGGCCATTGATCTGATGCGTTTTGAACAGCATTTTGATGTGAGTGTGACCGCGTTGGCGAAACCGAAGATGACGCACATTTTCTTTTTGGCTTACACGGTGGAGAAGCGCACGAAGGCAACTGAACTTGAGTTTGACCCGTGGGTTGAGTCCATTCAGATTGTCAAAGAGGGCGATTCAAAAAAATAGAGCCGTTGGGCGGTTACTCAATTCATTGGGTGATGGCTCAACTTGCTTACGAATACCACATCAGCCCGCGTGAGCTGGCGAAGCTTGAGCCGCGAATGTTGTGGACTATGCAACGCTATCTTGTCGCAGTGTCACGGCAGATGGAAGGTAAGCGCAAGTAAACTAAAGCCATGTCAAGTGGTATGAACCTCGAGGTGGACTCGCGCGAGATTGCGAAGGTGATGCGCGTTTTGCGTACCCTTGATAAAGATTTGGTAAAGGATTTGCGCCCGAACTTGCGAAGTGCTGTTAAGCCGTATGCGGATGCTACGGCGGCGCGGATCAATAGCCAGCGCGCACCTATGTCGGGAATGCTGAAGTATTCGAGCAAGATGTGGGGGCCTGTAAAAAGCAAGGTCAGCATCAGCACCGCGGCGAGCACCCGAAACAATCCCAACCTCATCGAGGTCAGCATGACGCCTGCCGCGGGTATGCCCGGCGTGGCTATTGCTGATATGGCAGGTCGCGTCTCTCAGGGCAAGTCTTTGCGGGGTCGGTTGTTTATTCAGCAACTCAACCGGGTGATTCCGGGCTGGTCGCGCGGTGGGCGCATCATTTACAAAGCCTTCATGCCATACAAGCCTCATGTGAACAGTTCTGCCGCGCGCATTATCAATGCGTGGAGTGAGGGTGTCTCGAGAAAGTTGGATTCACTGTGACAATTCGCATTCCTATTGTTTCTAAGTTTGACCCCAAAGGCGTTGGGCAGGCAGAAACTTCGTTCAAGCGTCTAAGCGGAACACTTTCAACTGTCGGCGGTTTGATGGCTGGCGCGCTCGCTGTTGGCGCGGTTGGTATCGGAATGTTTGCCATAGACGCTTTGAAGGCGGCAGACAATTCGGAAAAGATTGCGCGTGGACTCGAGAACGCGGTCAAGAATGCTGGCGTGTTTGGTAGCACGCAAGAGGATATTTCGAAGGCCACTGGCGCGTTGGAAGATCACGCCAAAATGCTTGGTGAACTTATCGGCATTGATGATGAGGTGTTGCTGTCTATTGAGCGCACATGGATGGCTGTGCCGGAACTTGCGGGGCTTGGCACTGAGGGCATCAAGAATCTTATGAAGGTCACAGCGGATGTGGCTGCCGGTACGGGCAAAGACATTGAAAGCATTGGTACAGCCTTTATCAAGATTGCGGGCGATGAAGAAACCGCACTTAGCAAGCTGACCCGTCAGGGCATCGTTTTCACTGATGCTCAAAAAGAGCAGTACAACCTTTTCTTAGAAAACAATGACCAGATTGGCGCGCAAGCGTATCTGGTGGAAACGCTTGGCACCACTTACAGTGGCGCAGCCGAGGCGATGGCTTCGCCGTTGGATCGCATGAATCAGATGTGGGAGAACCTGAGCGAAACTATTGGTGTGGCGTTGTTGCCTGCCGCTGAGGAGTTGTCTGACAAACTTGGGGCCGCTATTTCAGACATGGTTGCGAGGCCTGAGTTTTCAGACTTTTTGAGTGAGGCGACAGACTTTGCTTTGGGGCTTGTTCAGGGGCTTGTTGATTTCAGCACTTGGTGGGGTGATAACCAGAGTTTGATTGGTGGCATTGCGATTGCTATTGGTGCGATTGCGGCGGCTATTGGTGTGTTGAACATTGTGTTGGCGATTCAAAACATTTTGTTGATGGCGAACCCGATCACTTGGATTGTGTTGGCGATTGTTGCCGCGCTCGCGCTTGTCATTGCCGCCATTTATTTGTTGGCAACAAACTGGGATGCCATCGTGAAAACCATTTCGAAGGCTTGGAATGACATGGTTTATGGCATTCAGGTGGCGTGGACAAATGTTGTCAACGGCATTATTGGTGGTGTGAACTTTGTGATTAGCGCGTTCAATAGTTTGTTGGATATTTGGAATATGTTGACCGGGTCAGATTTCAATGTGGATTTGATGGCAACAGTTTCGGCACCTACTAACCCGAATGCGGGGCCACAGCGTGGAA